CCCGGCTGGTGCGGCGATTCGCCGGAAGAAAGGCCGGAAGATAACGGGCGCATCCTCCGCAGGATGAAGGAACGCGGCGAGCTGATGACCTTTGAGACCTTTGCCAAGTGCTTCGCGGAGAAACTGCTGCCCAAGTACGAAAACCACATCGGCGAGGACGGGCTTTCGCCCGATCAGCGGTACCGCCAAGCGGAAAAAGCGCGGGCGGATACGCCGGACTGGGCGACGATGGCGATCTTCAAAAGCCAAAGCACAAAGCGCGTGGTCACGACGCAGGGCGTGCGGCTCAACAACCAGCTTTTCTGGCATCCCGAAATGGCGGATATCATCAGGGAGCAGGTCACGATTTATTACAACCGGGGCTACAACCCCAGCGTGTCGGTTTTCAGTGGCGGACACTTCGTCTGCGAGGCAGAGCCGGTCGAGCTGATGGCGCTGATCGACCCGGACGAGGAAAGGGTGGCGGCGCACATGGCAGACCAGAAGCGGCAGCAGCGGAAGGTCACGGACAGGCTGGCGTATATCCGGCAATCCACGAAACGGATTACCAGAGAGGCATACGCCGAAGAGATTGACGAACAGCGTCAGCGCATGGCGACGGTCACGTCGCTGGAAGCGGCGCGGGCGGGCAAAGCCAAGCAGCAGGTCGCGGACAAGGCGGCAGGGCGGCGCAAGGCTGCATCCGCAGGCGAAAACGCGGTGCGCAGCATGATTGCCGCGAACGGCGAAAAGCTGCTCAAACAAAGCGTGCGTTAAGTGTCACAAAACGGGAGAAAGCATGGAGAAGAAGAAAAAGGCGAAGCCGATGACGGCAAGAGAGAAAAAGGAACGCACGAAAATTCGGAAGGACTTGCGCGAACAGGGAATTTTGCCGCCGAAGAAAAAGCCGTTGAACCGCAAAGCGTTTGCAGAGCGGGCAAAAGAAGCCCTCAAAAATCAGGCTGGCTACACTTTGAACCTGTACCTGCATTGGGCGCTGTTGGAAATGCTGGAAAAACAGGATTACAGCAGACCGGGGGCAATCGTGTACAGCCAAGAAGCGGTTGGAGCGGCGAAAGTTGTGCTGCTGGCGGTCAGACGCATGGAGTTCGAGGAGGAGAAAGCCGGGCAGCACTTCACAAACGGAGAGCTGTACGAGGCAATCAAAGATATCTACGAGGCATAAAGCCCAAGGTCCAATCCCGTGAAAGCCGGGATCGTCCCCGAAAGGGGGCGCGACGCTCACAGCTTTAGCTGAACAAAGGAGGTTTTCAAATGGATGCGTTGATGGGGCTTGCACTGTTTGGCGCAGGCATGACGGCGGGCGGCGGCCTGATCGTCAGCTATTACAGGTCGCTCAAGGGCGTACAGGACAGCGAGCGCAAAATTGCGGCGCGGAACATGGATGCAGCAAGACGCTACAACGAAGCGATGCGCCTTGAGCTGGACAACAAGACGGACTGCCTGAACCGCCTTGAATTGAAGCGCCGGCTGGAAGCAAGCTGGTGCGACGGGTACGAAGCCGGGATGCGCGAAAGTATGCGCGGCGTAACGGTCGGCGATGTGGTGACATTTACCCGCCTGCGCAGAGCGCGGGACAATCGGGCATCCAACGAGTAAGCAAGGAGGAAACACAGATGGAAGCGAGAGAGATTCTGGCGCAGCGCGCGCCGTCGCTGGAAGAACGCATCAACGCCCTGCGGGATAAGGGCGTGGTCATCGGCGGGACGACCTACCGCTACAACTTCGCGCAGATCAGCGCGGCGACCGGCGTAAGCCGCAGCATGATCAGCATGTTCGCCAACGGAAACATCCGCATCAAGCCGGAGCAGCAGAAGGTTCTTGAAGATTGGGTCAGCGACATCGAGCGTCAGGCGCAGGAGGAAGCCATCGAAACGGGCGCAGTTGAGGAAACACCCGCTTCTGCGCCACAGACCTTCAAGCGCAATATCGAGCTGTATCAGACCCACGAGTTCACCGAGGCGCTTGGCTTGCTGGAATGGACGCGGGACAACCGGAAGATGTGCGTCATGGTCGGATATCCGGGCATCGGCAAAACGACGGTCATCCGCGAGTTCGCCAAGCGCGTGCCGGATGTGCATGTCATCGTCTGCCGATCTACGATGCGGATGCGCGACCTGCTGGACAGCATCGCGGAGAGCATTGGTGTAAGCGCCAGCGGAAGCAACGACGAGCGGGTGCGCCGCATCCAGCGCGAGCTGGCGGCGAACCGCGACACGATGCTGATTTTCGACGAAGCCGATCACCTGTACGGCTGGGATGTGAAGAAATTCGAGATTATCCGCCAGCTTTGGGACGAAACGAACACGCCCATCGTGCTGGTCGGACCGCCGAGACTGGAGGAAATCCTGACCCACGGAAGCGGACGGTCGAACCTGTCCCAGCTTTACCGGCGCAAATACGAAATCAAGCTGACCGGCATCAAGCCTGACGAAGTGCGCGCCATCCTCGCGCAGTACGACGTGGAGCCGCGCGTGGCGGCAGAGCTGACGCTGATCGCGACCGATACCCGGCACGGCGGCATGGGCAACTTCATTGAAATCTTTGGCATGTGCCTTGAAGCGGCGGCTGGCGGCACGGTCACGCAGGAGATTCTTGCGGGCGCGAAATGCTACAAATTGCAGGGCTAAGAAGGGGGTGTAAGGATGTTGACGGTCAAGCAAAACGGCGGGCTGCTCATCGTCCGCGACGAGGAAGGGCGCATGGTGCGCAAGCTCAACGCCGTAGCGGCGGCGAAGGACTGGCTCAAGCTGGGAGCCGCCGAGTTTTACAAGAAATACGGGTTCCGCTTCCAGCCGCACGGCAGCACATTGGCGGAAGCGACGAGGCAGATGGGACAATGAACGACAGACCGCCAGACCCGGCTTATCGCAAGATAAGCTATGACCCGTGCAAGCCGGGTGCGCCTCCCGCGTGGAGGCGCGGCGCTTATGGTCAAGGAGGTGAACATGGATACATCGAGCACAATCAAGCGTCTGCTGGGGGAATGTGAGAACATCCGAACGGAGAACCAGCGGGAAGGGCAGCGGCGCGAGCGGGAGATTCGTCAGGGCTTCCCGGCTATCGCGGTGCTGCTGGACGAGCGGCGCGACCGTCTGACCGGCTCCATCCGCACGGCGCTGCAAGGGCGTGCCGTGGACGCGGAGATCCTGCAAACCGGAATGCGAGAGCTGAACGGGAAGATACGCGCCGAGCTGACGAAAGCCGGATACCCGGAGGACTACCTGCAGCCCATCTACCGCTGCCCGATCTGCCGGGATACCGGCTATGTCGGGGAGCCGGTGCATGAGCTGTGTGCCTGCATAAAGCAGCGAATCATGGACGCGGAGAACGCCGGAGAACACAAGGGCGGGCTGGGTAAGCATAGTTTCGAGCAATTCGACCTGAATGTTTTTCCGGATGTTTCGATACCCGGCGAAAAGTGCAGTCAGCGCGACCACATGCGGCTGATTCTGCGGTCGGCGCAGAGATACGCGGAGGATTTCCCAGACAACGAAAAGCCGAATCTGATTTTTTTCGGCGCGGCGGGACTGGGCAAGACCTTCGTGGCGGACTGCATCGCGCAGCGCATCATGGAACGCGCCTATCTGGTGCGCCGGGTGACGGCGTACAGGCTCTGCGAAATCATGCGTAAGAATCAGTTCGACGGAAGCGAAGCGCGCGCAGTGGAGGGCGTGATGGACTGCGACCTGCTCTTTATTGATGACTTGGGAACGGAGCCGCAGACGAGGAACACGAGCGGCTATCTGTTTCAGGTTATCAACGAGCGGAACATGAACGACCGACACACCATTATCAGCACAAACCTGAACCCGGAAAGGATGGAGGGCATGTACGAGCAGCGCGTCGCATCCCGATTGATGGACGTATCCCGCACGACGGCAATCCGCTTTTACGGGGAGGATTTACGACTTAGAAAGTGAGGCACAACATGGCAAGAAGGAAAGTGACCTGCGCGCTCCAGCTGGAAAACTGGCAGCAGGCGGATGACGCGCTGCGGCAGATCGGCGAGGACCGACGCGATTTGGCAGCCATCGAAACCGTGATGAACGAGCGCATCGCCGATGCCAAGGCGGACGCGGAAGCGAAGGGCAGACCCATCAAGGATCACATTGCGATGCTCGAACAGGCACTGCGCGAGTTCGCGATGCTGCACCGGGCAGACCTCGGCAAAGCCAAGAGCCGGACGCTCACATTTGGAAAAGTCGGGTTCAGACAGAGCACCCGCCTGACCCTGCCGCGCGGCGCGGAGAAGGTCAAGACCATCATTGAAGAACTGCTGCGGCGAGGGATGAAGGAGTGCGTGGTCTACCCGGAGCCGAAGATTGACAAGGACGCGCTGAAAAAGTACAGCGCGGGCGAGATTGCCGAGGTCGGCGCGAAGCTGGAGGTCGAGGATGTTTTCGGCTATGACGTGGATGAAGAAGCGCTGGGGCAGCAATAAGGAGGCGGCGGGTATGGCGCTGAAAGTAACGAGTGCCCAGCTTAAAGCCATCTTTGCGTTGAGCCGGAAGCTGGGGATGGACATGGAGGATTTGCACGGCATGGCGTACCGTATCAGCGGCACGGACAGCTTGCGCACCCTGTCCGGCAGGGAAGCCGGGCGGATGATCGAGGAGTTGAAAACGCGCTGCGGTCAGCCGGTCATCAGGACGGGCGGCGGCGCGGGGCGGGCGACGGAAGCCCAGCAGCGGAAGATATTCCGGCTGACCTGCGAGTTGGGCTGGAACGACCAGCCGGAGCGCCTGCGCGGGTACATCCGGCGCATGTGCAAGGCGGACGACGTGCGGTTCCTCACGCCGCAACAGGCAAGCGTCGTCATCGACGGGCTGACTGCGATGCGCGACGGCGACCGGGCGGAGCGAAAGGCGTAAAGGAGGGCGGCGGATGATTCCAAGCTGGGCGCACGACGTGAAGCCGGAGGACATTACAAACGCGACAATGCTTGATCTGGCGGAGCTGCTGGGAACGGAGAACATGCTGACGCTGGTTGAATCATACAGCGGCATGATCATCTATGTTCCCAAGCTGGACAGCCTGCTGCGAAACATCCGCGACCGCCGCATCCGACAGGAATATGACGGAACGAATACGCGGGCGCTGGCGCTCAAATACGACGTCAGCGAAAGCTGGGTCAAGCGCATCGCGTCGATTGACGAACGCGGGGAAATCCGAGGACAGACCAGTCTTTTTGACGGCTGAATCCCAAAATCTCTAACACGTGCGTGTAATAAGTACGTCAAAGGACTGGCGCGGAAAACTATGCTACAATGGCTGCAACCGAAAGGCTGCGGCTTTTTTGATTGGGGTGGAAAGCGTGGAGGAATATGTGTTCTGGGCGGTTACGGGAGCCGTCGGTTTGCTGATTAGCGCGCTCGCGTTCTTCGTCAAGCGCGGCATGGATAAGAAGGACACACGGGACAAGGAACAGGACAAGCGCATCACCGAGGTGGAGGACAAGCTGAATAACACGATCAATCAGATGCCCTTCCTCTATACGCTGCGCGAGGACTTCATCCGTTCAAGCGCACAGCAGACGCAGAAGCTGGATCAGATCATCACGCTGCTTATGAAAAGGGAGGAAAAGTGAGATGGGGATGGATAAGATGGCGATTGCCAGACGCAAGTGCGCGCGCGGCGCGGTGCTGACGCTGCTGTTTGGCAATCCGCGCGCGGCAGTCATGCAAAGGACGCTGGAATACGCACTCATGCAGGACGACCCGCAGGCGGCGAACGAGATTGGCTCGCACATTTACTATCTGGCGGACAAGGGCTATGTCAAGGTCTATCTGGGCGACGAGGTTCTCAGCCTCGTGCAGGACCCGCCGAGGGAGGCGCTCGTCCGCCTGACCGCTAAGGGCATTGACCTGATGGAAGGCACGCTCGACGACGAGGGCGTGGCTTTCGGCGACCCGATGCGCCAGTAAGAGATGGGACGCAAGCGGGAACGCACGCGGATCGTCAGCCGCATGGACGAGCTGCCGGACGACATCCGCGTGCAGATCGAAAGCATGCTGCTGGATAAGACCATCAGCTACAAGGAGATTGCGGACTGGGCGACGGACAGCGGCTACCCCATCAGCAAAAGCGCCATCGGGCGATATGCCCAGCGCACAGGGCGGGCGGCGATGCGGCTGCAATATGCTCGCGAAAACGCGAACGCGATCATCACGGCGATGCAGGAACATCGGGGACTTGAGCTTTCCGACGCGGCGAACGCACTGGTCATGGACAACCTGATTCAGGTGCTTTCGGACGCATCGGCAGAGGATTATGGGGAAATCCCCCTGCCCAAGCTGATCGAGCTGGTGCTCAAGAACCAGCGCAACGCCGTCTATAAGGAGCGCATGGTGCGTACCTACGCGAAGGACGTGGAAACCGTGCGCCGCGCGCTGATGGCGGAGCTTACCGAGCAGGTGCGGCATAACCCGGAGCTGCTTAAGCAGCTTGAAGAAGCCAGCCTGACGGCGGCGGAAAAGGTGGTGGAAGCCAGTGAAACGTGAATACAGAGATCATCAGGGGCGCGAGTGGTTCGCGCTGCATGTGCGCACCGGCGAGGAGCGCGACGTGGCACTGGCGGTTTACGGACTGGGCGACGCGGACAGCCTGCTGCCGGTCGAGCATTACACGACACGCGGGCAGGAGCGCGAGCGCATCCTTATGCCGGGCTATGTGTTCGTTGGCTGCGTTATGAACGCCGACATGTGGCAGAGGCTGCGGCATTTGCGCGGCGTGCTGCGCATCCTCGGAGACCCCTACGAGGCGATCCCGGAGGAGCAGATGACGGCGGTCATGGCGCTGTACTGGCACGGCGTACAGGGGACGCAGGTGGTACGGCAAAGCGGCGTGACCGAAGTGGTCGGCGGACCGCTGCTGGAAGTGACGCATACGATCACCTGCGCGGACGCAAGGCAGGGCGTGATTACGGTCGCGCTCGACCTGCCGGGCGGCATGCGCGAAGTGACGATGCACGCGACATTCCGGCCTGAGGCCGGAGGCACATCCGAAGAAAATTTTATTTGAATTGAAAGTTTTCGGCACGAGGCCGAAAGCGAACAGGCAGGGCTGAAAGGCGGCGGGTCGAGGATTCCCCACACCGGAAAGCCCGAACAGACGGGTCGGACGGTACTCCGACAAAGCCAGCTAGCCTCGATTCGAGCGCCGGAGGGCGAAGCTATGCCCGAAATGCTTCGGGCTTCATCCGCCAAAGCGGGGCATGACCCGCGCGGCGGTCTGGAAAACCTCCTTTTTTTTCGGTCCCTCCCGCCGAAGGCGTGAGGGGCTGCGCTTGCCATTGCGAGCAATGGCTGCGCTTGTCAGCCTACGGCTGACCTTACACATGGCAGTGCGCAGGACGCGGCGTACTGCCTCTTTTCTTTGCCAAATATCGGTCGCGTGCGCTTAAACGGCAATGTGCGCGGACGTTTGGCGGAGGTGAAAACGGGCTCAGCCCGTGCGCGCGTTCAATGTCACAAAACGAAAGGCGGTGAGAAGATGGCGAAGCGGGAAAACGTGCTGGAGAAGCTGATCGGCAAGACCAAGCGACCGGAAGGAGAACTGGAAGCCATCGACCGCCGTCTGCATGAGAATACGGCGCGGTGCTTTGACGAGGTTCTAAGCCTGTTGCTCGACAACACCGGCGAATATACCAAAGCGCTCTTGGGCGGCGGACGCGGCAGCATGAAGTCCTCGACGGCAAGCCTCGGCATCAGCGCGGGACTGGAGCATGACGAGGACGCCTGCGCGCTGGTGCTGCGCAAGGTCGGAGATACATTGCGCGGCAGTGTCTTTGAGCAGATGCAGTGGGCGATTGACGTGCTGGGACTGGGTGACCACTGGAGAGTGACCGTCAGCCCGATGGAGATCGTCAACGAGCGAACAGGGCAGAAGATTGTTTTCAAGGGCTTGGACAAGTCGAAGAAAATCAAATCCATCAAGCTGCCGTTCGGGAAATATTTCAAATACGTCTGGTTTGAAGAGCTCGACGAGTTTGCAGGCGAGGGCGAAATTGAGAACGTGCTGGATTCCGCGATTCGCGGCGGCAAGGCGGCGCTCTGTGTTTGCACCTATAACCCGCCGAAAAGCGCAAATAACTGGGTGAACAAGTGGGCAATAGACCCCGGCAAGAGCGTTTTTGTTCATCACAGCGACTATACGATGGTCCCTGCCGCATGGCTCGGACCGACTTTTCTCAAGCGCGCGGAGGAGCTGAAAGTGCGCAACCCGCGCGCGTATGAGCATACCTATCTGGGCATTGCGACCGGCGAGGGCGGCGCGGTTTTCAAGGCGCTGCGCATCAAGCCGATTGCCAAGGAGGACAGGCTGCGATTCGAGCTGAAGCCGAACATCGGAATGGACTTCGGATATGTCGATCCCAACGCGATTGAAAAGACCTACTACGAGGCGGGCGAGTTGCGGACGCTGTACATCTATGAGGAAGTCTATCAAAACGAGATGACGACCAAGCAGATCGCGGCGGCATGCAGGAAGATTGCGCGCCACGGCGAGCTGATCCGCGCGGACAACGCCGCTAAACAGGCTATCGTGGATCTGCGCACGGACTACGGTATCAACATCACCGGCGTATCTAAAGGCAAAAACTCGCGGCAGACGGGTTATGACTGGCTGCGCGACCTCGACCAGATTGTCATCGACCCGATAACATGTCCGAATGCGGCGCGCGAGTTCGCCGCGTATGAGTACGCGCGGGACAAGGGTGGCACGCTGGTCGAGCGATACCCGGACGGCGACGACCACAGCATCGATGCGGTAGCGTATGGCAACCGCGAGCATATTTACAGGAGCAGGCGCACGAGCAACGTGAGCGGAAAGGGGGCGAGGCGCTGATGCAGCCTTATCAGATTGGAAGCACGGATTGGATCAAGCAGGAGCTTGTCGGACTGCTCGGACAGCAGGTGACGCGGGATATCGACGAGATCATCCGGCTTTACAGCCTGTACGACGGCGATGGGCAGCGGTGGCAGGTCAATACCAATGGGCTGGACTACACGCCGACCGTCAAAGTGACGAACATCATCGCGGAGTTGATCGGCAAGGAAGCGCGCTATATGATGGGCGTGGAGCCTGAGCTGCGCATCGTCCCCAAGGAAAAGGACAATCAGGCGGCGCAGGCGAACGCAGACGTCATCGGCAGTTGGCTGACCGCGCTGCTGGAAGAGCAGAAGTGGAGCAAGAAGCTGCTGGACGCGGCGAAGGACTGCTTCATTGGCAAGCGCGTTGCGTTGAAGCTGACGGGCAAGCGCGGCGGCAGGCTGGGGATTCAGTTTCGCCCCAGCCTTGAATTTGTTTACGATACCGATCCGGAGGACGTGGACAGGCTGACGAAGGTCATCTTCTTTTATCATACCAACGAGAGCGAGGACAGGCTCAAGCAGCGAATCTGGCGGCAGAAGTACGAGCTGCGGGACGGGCGCTGCTATCTGACCGAGGGGCTGTATGACGGCACGGGACGGACGATCAGCGAGACCCACAGCGACGAGGACACGGGGCTTGACTTCATTCCGGTCTATGTCGTCATCAACGACGGCCTGACCGGCGACATGACGGGCAAGAGCGACGTGGAGCGCCTCTGGGACAATCAGGACGACTATAACCGGCTGAAAAGCGACGACCGCGACGCGCTGAAATTCAACATGTTTCCACAACGGGTTTTCCGTGATGCGAATCAGGAAACGATGGACAGGGTGAAGATCGCGCCGGGCGCAATCATCGACGCGCAGACAGACCCCAGCAGTGACCATCAGGTCGATGCGAAAATCCTTGAAGCGCAGTTTTCCTATAATGAACGCATCGAGAACGCGCTGAACCGGGACAAGAACGACATGTACAGCCTGCTGTCCGTGCCGAATGTGTCCCTTGAACAGCTCAAGGGCTTCGCGGCATCCGGCAAGGCGATGAAAGCGCTGTACTGGGAGCTGACGACGAGGTGCGAGGAAAAGTGGAACGAGTGGGATGCGGCGCTTCGCTGGATGGTGCAGGCGCTGGTGAAGATGGCGGGCGCTTATGGAACGGACAGCCTGCCCGCGCTTGACTTTACCGTGAGCATCGACCATCGTTACCCCATCGCAGACGACGAGGACGCGGAACGGACGCTTGACCTGCAGGAGGTCAGCCAGCAGGCGCGCAGCCGGAAGTGCTATATGCGCAAGTGGCATCCCAATGAGGACAGCGATTCCGAACTTGCGCAGATTGTCAGCGAGCAGAAAATGCTGGATGATGGGTTTGAAGATGGAATCCGCGCGGAAATGGTTGAATCCAAATTGGAGTGATGATATAATATTGACAATAAAATGCATTCCAAGGAGGGCGAAGATCATGCGGAAGATTGCGATTGCGGCCGGGGTAGCCGCACTGTTGTGCGTGGGGAGTGTGGCGGTGGCCGAACCGGCTCAGGTGGATTATGAGAGCATGACCCTTGAGGAAGTCAAGGCGCTTGCAGACGAGGCCAACGCCTACTACAAGGAGCAAACGACGACCGGATCGGAGAAAGCCAAGGAAGCGAAAGGCTTGTTGAGCAGCGCGCTGGAAGAAATGTATCCGGGGCAGACCATCAGCGGGCCGCTTTTCGGTTTTGACGTGAAACGCGAGCGCACGGTTTACACGATTGACGGCTCGTTTACAGCCAAGCTGGAAAAACAGAAAACCACGCATACGGTACACGCCGTGTTTGAGGATGCGGAGGGGCTGAGTTTTACAGAGCTTGTGGTGGACGGCAATACGGCGGACGCGCCGGAAAGGGCGGAGGTCGAACCGACGCAAATGCCGGAAGCAACGGCTGAACCAACCGCTGAGCCGGAAAACAAGAAAGGCTTCAATGACTATGGCGAGCTGCTGGATTTGACGGAGACGGATGGTATCTGCGTGCTCAAGTACAAGATTACGTCAAGCGCAACCAAGAAGATGACGGTTAATCAGAACTATTACACGGTTGTCAATTTCATCAAGGATGGCGGCGGAGACCAGTACGACGAGATTCAATATTGGGCGGTTGCAGATATGCAGGATGGCAGCGAGAGCAAGGTCATCAGCTTTACGGTGTCCAAAGACCTTATCGAAAAGATTAAAGCCGGAACAGTTTTGCCTACGAAAATGGGCGATTATGTGGATGAACTCTGGCTTTTGCCGAGTCTCCGCTAAAAGACAATCAAATCGCAGAAACGCTCCAAACGGGGCGTTTTTTGATTGCCCGAAAAAACGCCCTGTAACGCCCGACGGCGCGCGGGGCTAAAATCCCACGCGGAAAGCCGCAGACGCGCTGAAAACGCGCGTTAAACGCGACAAACGCGCAAAAGGAAAGGAGCGAGCGGCAGCATGGCGCAGGGGATGACCTACAAGGACTTTGAAGCGCGCATGGCTGCCGCCCGCGCGGCGCATCTGAAGAACATCGACATCACCGGCAAGAAGATTCAGGGCATCTACACACAGGCGGCGCGAGACTTGGCGAAGCGGGCGGAAGCGACCAGGGCGGGAACGCTGACCGAGCGCTGGGTGAAGGATTACCAAAAAGCGCTTGAAAAGCGCATTGAGCAGCTGCGCGGCGAGCTGGGCGGCACGATCCTCTCCGGCATGCGAAAGTCGGCAGGGCTTCCGGGTGATACGGTGGAAGGGTGGCTCAATGACGCGCTGGCGATGGTCGGCGTGGACGGGAGCTTTACCGGCACATTTTCCCGCACGCCGGACGCGGCGCTGCGAATGTTGATCGACGGGCGGATGTACCGCGACGGAAAAAGCCTGTCGCGCCGGATATGGAACCGCACCGACCAGCTGCAAGGCAGCATTGAGGACATTCTGACGCAGGGGATCGCCCAGCATCGCAGCGCGCTGCAAATCGCGCAGGACTTGGAGGCGTATGTCAGCCCGAAAGCGAAAATGCCGGTCAGCTGGCTGACGCTTTACCCGGATATCCCCTTTGACCGGCAGATCGACTACAACGCGCAAAGATTGGCGCGCACGGCGATTAACCACGCATACTGGGCGGCGAACATGGCGGCGGCGAAGGCAAACCCGTTTTGTCGCGCGATGCACTGGCAGCTCAGCCCCAGTCACTACGAGCGGCAGGTTGCCCGATTCGGCGAGGATATCTGCGACGCATACGCCAGCCATGACGAAGGACTGGGGCGCGGAAACTTTCCGATTGACGACGTACCCATGCCGCACGCGCAGTGCCTTTGCGCGACGTGGCAGGTCGTGCCGGAGCTTTCGGACGTGGCAGATCGGCTCGGCGCGTGGGTGGACGGCGGCGAGGACGCGGAGCTGGATGCGGCGTTCGGAGAATGGAAAGTCGGAAAACCTGCCTTGACCCGACTGGATGCCCGTGGTACAATGAAGCTGGATAACAGCTCAACTGCAACAGGCGGGCGGCGCGAACAGATTCTTTCCAAGATTGGCGCGCTTCCGTGGGCGCAGAGTATCAGCGAAAAGAACCGCAAGGCGATTTTGAACCAGCTCGGCAAGCTGGATGATGACGAGCTGGAGTTCTGGAACAGAAATGCGTACATGATTCAAGGCGACTTTGCTTATCAGGGAGGAACGGCATACTATATGCCGTCCGAGCAAAAGGTTTATTTGGATTTGTCCAAGCTGGGATCGAAGGAGAGCCGGCTGAAACTGGAAACGAATCTGGTCACGTTCTTCCATGAAACAGGACACATGTTTGATTGGCAGGCGTTCGGTTATCCGAGCCTGCGCGAACAGATCGGTGATTTGGATAAGACACTTCGCGCGGATTATACGGCGTATGCCAAACGGCTGCTTGAACAGAAGGGGCTGGGCGAGTTTCATGGATTGTCCCGTTTGACCTCAGACCAGCGGATGACGCTAAACATGGACTTGTATGATGACATGCACATGAAAAGCTCCGTTTCCGATATCGTGGGCGGTCTGACGAAAAATACCGTGCAGGGCGGCTGGGGACATTCCAAAGAATATTGGAGATATCAGAAGCCGTCCGTTGAAGCGATGGCGCACATGTTTGAAGCCAAGTTTATGAAGGGCGAGCGGCTGGAAACCTTCAAGAAATATTTCCCGACAGCATACCAGAAATTTGAAGATGCAATCAAAACAAGCGAAGGAGGCGGCGAGGATGGAAGCGAATAACCTGTTTATGCAGTACATTATGCGGTTTGGCGCGGAAGAATTACCGCCGCGCATGCAGATGCCCGTGGAGCAGCAGACGGACGAGTTTTATAATGCGTTGCTCGAAAGGTGTTTGAAGGAAGGAAAGCCTGCCAGCAACTTTATCACGGTCGAAGAAAATCCCGAAGCATTGTACTGAAAAATCAAAAATTACTGAGCGCACCCGCAAGGGCGCGCTTTTTACATACCAAAAATTTTGACAGGAGGACGAAAAAATGTTTAACCCCTTTCGCATGTTTTGTTTTGCCCCTGACGGCGTGCCGGATGGCGCACCCGCTACCGACGCTGAAAACGAGCGGGAGCAGCATGATGACCAGCAGCCCGAAACGACCGAGCAGACCGGGGATGCTGCGGCGAAAGCAGCGCAGACGGCTGCACCCGCTGGCAAGGAGCAGCCTGTTCCGAAGGATGAACCCAAGAAGGACGACAAGGCGGACGACCTCGCAGCGCGCGTTGTGACAGCGAACGCGCGCGCGGTTCAGGCGGAACTTCGAACGGCTGCGGCGCTGGCGGGCGTGCCGAAGGAACGCATCCCGTATGTGCTGCGCATGTGCGATACGGAGGGCATCGACCTTGACGCGGCGGATGCGCAGGACAAGCTCGACGCGGCGGTTGCCAAGGTGCTGGAAGCCGTGCCGGAGCTGCGCGGCGGCGCGGGTACGGGCAGCACGGGCAACTTTGCCCGCAGAAACGGCGGCGCAGAGGACGCGCTCGACGCAAAGATTCGGGCGAACATCATGGGTGCTTGCTAAGAAAGAGAGGAAAAGAAGATGGCGAACAACATTGCAAAGGTTGACCTGATTCAGAAAACGCTGGATGAGGCAATGATTCAGGGCGCGGTGACCGGCTTTATGGAAGGGAACGCGGGTCCCGTTAAGTACAGCGGCGGCGACGAGATCAAGATTCCGTCGATCACGATGGACGGCCTCAAGGATTACGACCGACAGAACGGCTTTGCGGATGGCGACGTGACGCTGGTCTATCAGACAGAGAAGCTGACGCAGGATCGCGGCACCGGCTTCACCGTGGACGAGATGGACGTGGACGAAAGCGGCGTGTATGACCTGATGAGTATGCTGGCGGGCGAGTTCCAGCGCACGAAGGTTGTGCCGGAGGTGGACGCTTACCGCCTGAGCAAGATCGTCGCGCTGGTCGGCAAGGAGCGCAGAAGCGCGTATACGGCGGCGGCCAATTCGGTCTACAAGGAATTGCAGACCGATATCGGCGGCGTGCGCGACGCGGTGGGCAGCGACGTGCCGCTGGTCGTGATCCTCTCCAGCACGATTGCCACGATGCTCTCCACGAGCACGGAAATTTCCAAGAAGCTCGACGTAACCAACTTCAAGCGCGGCGAAATTGAAACCCGCGTGAAGGTGATCGACGAGGTGCCGATCCTGCCCGCGCCGACCGCGCGCATGAACAGCCGCATCACCATCAACAAGGCGGACAAGGGCGGCTATGCCAAGGCGGAGGGCGCGCAGGCGATCAACTGGATCATCTGCCCGCGCAGTGCGCCGATTGCGGTTTCCAAGACCGATAAGATGCGCCTGTTCACTCCGGAAACATGGCAGAAGGCGCGCGCGTGGCACCTTGACTATCGCAAGTTCCATGAACTCTGGATTCCGAAGAATAAGCTCGACGGCTTCCGCGTGAGCCTTGCGGCGAAGGACGCGACGCTGGACGGGGAGGGCTGATGAATGCTGAAAACAAGGGAAAGCATCAGCCTGAACGCGGATATCCGCGACGCGAGCAATAACCAGAAGGTGATGCTGCATGCGACGTACAGCGCCACGTCGCTCAGCCTGAACGTGGACGTGCTGGACGCGGACTATGTGCGGGGAAACAGCGAAGACGTGCAGGCGGATGTACAGGCGTTCCTGCTGGAAGCCTGCAAACGGGCTGCCTGTGTGGGGATTCCGTGCAAAATTGAAACGTGAGGCCTAATGACAGAGAAGGGGACACGGGGGCGAGCGATAAGCCCCCCCGTGAAGCCGGAAGCGTACAAAGCCGGACGTTTTTGCAGACGAGGTGAAAAGTATGACTGACCTTGAACGGCTCAAGCTGCTGACCGAGGAGCTTGACACGCCGGGCGGGGATACGGAAACGGGCTGCGGCTGTATGTCGCCGCCCGCATCCGCCCGGATGTATACGGACGCGCAGCTTGTGATGCTGCTGGAGCTGCACGAGGGCGACGTGCGCCGCGCGGCGTATGACGTGCTGATCCGCAAAGCGGAGAACTCGGCGGTGCGGCTGTCGGGCGGCACGGAGCTGCCGGATCAGCGCGCCTACTGGCTGAGCAGAGCGCGGAGCGTGCGCCCGAACGGGACGAAACCGGCAGGAAGGGCGGACGGCACATGATGAGCGGCTTTGCAATGCGGCAGGCGGAAGCGACGTTTTGGCGCGCTCTGGCGGCGTATGGCGCGGTCTGCGTGCCGGTCTGGCACGTGCAGCGGGACGCGAACGGCGTGCCGATAGGCGGCGCGCAGAAGATCGGCTGCGTGTACGGCGTGCGCTATGAGCGCGGGCAGACCGCCAACGTGCTGGTGGATATTCCCGGCGTAATCACCCGGATGGACGCGCCGAGGTTGTGCTGCGCCCTCAGCGATACGGCGCGGAGCTTACAGGAGGGCGACGGGCTGAACATCGCGGGCAGATGGTACACGGTGATGCGCGCCGACGTGCAGATGGGCATTCTCTGCGATGTGGTGCTGAAAGATGGCGAGCCGGATGGGATTGCGGATTGACGCAAAGGATTTTCTCGCGAACATGTCCGCCATCAAGCAGCGCAGCATGTTCGCCGCCGAGAAGGTCGGGCAGAACGCGGCGGCGCGCATGGAGGGAGAAGCCAAGCGCAACGCCGGATGGACGGACAGGACGGGGCTTGCGCGCCAGACCATCACCGGCTACTCCGGCTGGCAGGGCAAGAAGCTGCGCATGGGCGTATCCGGCAACATGGAATACAGCGCGTATCTGGAGCTGGGGCATGAAGGCAGGTTCGCGATTCTCTGGGCGACCGTGCAGGCGAACGAGCAGAAAATCATGGACGACTTGCGGAAGGTGGTCAGATAGATGGACGCATGCCAGCGGGCAATGGAGCACTTGACCGCATCCGGCATTTTGACCTATAAGCCTGGCGTGGCGACCGGCAAGTGCCGCGCGCCGTATGTGGTCGTCCGAGGAGGCGGCGCATACGCGCGCGGTATGTCCGGCGCGGCGGGAATCGGCTATCGGACGGTGACGCTCTATTGCTTTGTGCCGCGCGTGGGCGGCGACCTGCCCGCTTTCGTGGCGGAGGTCAGGCGGATCATGCGCGGGCTGAAAAGTCAGCTTCGACCGACAGGCAACGAGGGCATCGAGATGCTGGAAGAAGATTTTGACGCACGCAGCCAATCGCTGGAGTATCAGGCGCTGCGCGCGATTTTATCGTAGGAAATCGTACAAAGTCTGCCCGCGTGCGCAAAACTTTTTGAGTTGGTAAGCTGCGGCGGAAGTGAACGCGGTCTCAGACCGCTGGGAGGAAGTATGGCAAACGAGAAAATTGTGCAGATTCCGCTGGCGAACGTCGCCCGCGTGGAACTGGTGACGGAGGAAACCACGCCCAAGACCTATGTGGTCGATACCGCCAACGAGATGAAGCTGGAAGCCTTTGTCTCGGAAGGTGAAGAAAAGGAGCTGCGCAAGCTGAACAGGCTGCTGGCGCAGCTCAAGACGGAGGATCTGACGAAGGGCTATGACCTGACCATGAAGGATATGGTCATGAGTCCGCCCGTGTTTGCGCTGGTGGACGGCGGCGTGAGTACGACCGGCGCGGAGGGCAAGTTTGAAGGATACACGGGTCCGAAGATGGGCGAGGTGGTCAACCGCACGCCCTTCACGGTCAACATCTATACCGAGGAGAAGGACGGCGACGGCGAAACGACGGGCTACCTGAAATTCACCTGCAAGCACTGCAAGGGAACGCCCGCCGATATCGAGATCAAGGACGGCGACTTTTTCGCGCCGGAGTATAAGCTCAAGAGCAGACCGAAGATCGGCGAATCGCCCATTGCCATCACGCCGCTGGACGAACTGCCGACCTAAGAACTGCGTCAAAGGACAGAAAACGAATAAAGCCCTATAATGGGGCTATCCAACAAAAGGAGGTTTTCACAGTATGGCATCCACGAAAAAGGACACGCACATCACCAACCTTGCCGCGCTGGAAAAGGCGGCGAACGGCGAGATCGTCACGCTGCCGGGCTGGACGGAGGAGCAGCCGTTTGTGGCAAGGCTCAAGCGCGCCAGCCTGACGGGCATGATCCGCGCGGGCAAGATTCCCAACCCGCTGATCGCGGCGGCGCAGAAGCTCTACGAAGGGCTGAACAAGAGCCGCGCAAACGCGACTTTTGAGGAAACGGCGAAGGTTATGCGTCTTGTCGTCGAGGAAGCGCTCGCCGAGCCGACGATGGAGCAGCTGAAAGCGGCAGGACTTGACCTGACCGAAGAACAGGCGGATCAAATCTATCTGTACGCCATCAAGGGGGCAAAGGTGCTGGAAGCCTTTCGTTCTCAGCCCGCAAATCGTCAGCCTGATCCATCTGGCGACGACGTACAAGCAGCGCCCCAGCAGCCTGATGGGGATTGAGGACGAGTACGCGGCGTTTTGTTTTGATGAAACCTGTCTTTTTATGATTCAACAGGCACGAGAAAAGCGCGAGCCGGACTTTGGCAGACCGGCGCGGATGGAAAAGCAGAAGGGCAGGCAGAACGCGACGACCAACGCCGAGGCGGCGGAGATGATTCGTCGGCTGATGGGCTGACACACTGACGGAGCGGGCGCTCCGTCAGCTTTTTCTTTCCAAGGTTTTTGGAGATGACCGAAGCGAGACGGTCATTTCCAAAGACCTTTTTTGATTGCCAAAAAAGCGGATTCAGGCTGCAAAGGAGGTGAGCCGAATGGGCACGAGTATCAGCGCGGGTACGATCATGGCGTACATGGATTTGGACATGTCCAGCTTCAACAGAGCCATCGACATGGCGGGCGAGCAGCTCTCCGGCTTCGCCTCCGGCGGCGTGGCGGGCGCGCTGGGTTCCATCGGCGCGGCGGCTGAAACGGCAGGGAGAGCGCTGACGCTGGGCGTTACTGCGCCATTGATGACAGCGGCGGGCGCGGCGATTCAAACAGGCATGCAATTTGACGCGAGCATGTCGAACGTCTACGGCTTGATGTCGTCGCTGAATCTGTCGCAGGCACAGATGGACGCGCTGCGCGATACGGCGCGCGAGATGGGCGCGACGACCAAATTCAGCGCCAGCGAAGCTGCCGACGCGATGGGTTATATGGCGCTGGCAGGCTGGGACGATGCGCAGGTCATTGCCGGTATTCCGGGCGTATTGAATCTGGCGGCTGCCGCCAACATGGATCTGGCGAAAGCCTCGGATATCGTGACCGATACGATGACTCCGTTCGGCATGGCGGCGGAGCGTGCGGGCGAGGCTGCCGATGTTTTTGCCTATGCGCAGGCGAACAGCAACACGACGGTCGAGGCGCTGGGCGAGGCGATGAAGTACGCCGCGCCGACTGCGGACGCTTTCGGCATGACCTTGCAGGATACCGCAGCAGCGATGGGCGTGCTGGCGAATGCGGGCATCAAGGGCAGTCAGGGCGGCACAACGCTCAACGCCATGCTGCGCGATATGAAGAACAACGCCAAGAACGGCGCAATCGCCATCGGCAAAACCAAAGTCGCGCTGACCAACGCAGACGGGAGCTATCGCTCGTATGCCGCGATCATCCGCGATATCGACAAGGCGACAAGCAGCATGACCGCCAGCCAGCGCGACGCGGCGCTGGGCGCAATCTTCGGCGACGAGTCACTCAAGGGCATTCTGGCGACGCTCAAGCAGGGACCCGACGCGCTGGACGCGATGACCGAGGGCATGTATGCCTGCGGCGGCGCGGCAGAAGATATGGCTGCCACGATGGGCGACAACCTCAAGGGCGATCTGGCGATCCTTGAAAGCGGCGCGCAGGATATGGCGATTGCGCTGTCCGACTGGCTGATGCCTGCCGCGCGCGGCGTGGTGCAAGGCATTACCGATATGATCGGAAAGTTCAACGCGCTGGACGACGGCACGAAGAATACCATTTTCCGCATCGGCGCGATGGCTGCTGCGGCGGGTCCCCTGCTGCTGAACGGCGGCAAGGTGCTGACGCTGCTCTCCGGCGTGAACCCGCTCGTGGTCGGGCTGGGCGCGGCGGCTGCGCTGGCGTATACGCACAGCGACGCTTTGCAGGGCATGGTCGCCAAGCTGGGCGACGGCGTGACGGCTTTCGGCGCGGCGCTGGAAAGCGGCGCAGGATTCACGGCGGCGTTCTCTGCGGGGCTGACGGCTGCCTTTGGCGAAGAAGCGGCGGGCAAGGTACTCGGCGCGATTGACGGCATTAAGACCGCCATTTCAGCGGTAGGCGACGTACTGACCACGGTCACGGATGCGGTCGGCACGTTCTTCGGGGCGTTGCTCGACGGAGAAGGGCTGAAACAGAGCTGGGACAACGCGGCGGCGGCCATTTCCGGCTATGACTGGACGGCGCTGGGAACGTCGATTCTTTCCGGCGTAACGGGCGCGCTCGACGCGGCGGGCGAATGGCTCAAGAACATCTTCACGGCAGGCTGGACGGCGGCGAAGGGCGTGAATTGGGGCGAACTGGGCACGTCCATCCACGATGGCATCCAGTCGATTCTGGACACGGCGGGAGGCTGGCTGAAAAGCCTGTTTGAGGCGGGCAAGACGGCGGCGAGCGAAATCAGCTGGGCGGATATCGGCACGGCGATATGGAACGGCGTGACCGGCGTGCTGGACATGGCAGGCAGTTTCCTGTCCGGGCTGTTCGGGCTGGGCAAGGATTCGGCCATTGCCAATGTGGATTGGAGTGCCATCGGCACGGCAATATGGAACGGCGTGACCGGCGTGCTCGACGCGGCGGGCAGTTGGCTTTCGAGCCTGTTCGGGCTTGGTAAGAGCGCCGCCGAGGGGCTGCCGTGGAGCGAAGTCGGAACGGCTATCCAGACGGGCGTTGGAACGGTGCTGGATGCGGCGGGCAGCTGGCTGTACGCGGGATTTGAAGCTGCCAAGACCTATATCGGCGGCCTGAACTGGGGAGAGGTCGGAACGGCCATTCAGACGGGCGTTGGAACGGTGCTGGACACAGCGGGCACGTGGCTGTCCTCCGGCTTTGAAGCCGCAAAGACGGCGATCTCCGGCATTGACTGGGGCGGCGTCGGCAGTACGATCTCCAGCGGCATCAGCGGCGCAATCGACGGGCTGGCAAAGCTCGGAAGCGGCATCTGGGATACCATCACCGGCTGGTTTGGCGGCGGCGACGAGGAAAAGGCGAAGGGCGACGCCAAGACCAGCGGCGGCAATCTGACGACCGGCATGGAAACCGGCATCACTGAGGGCAGCGCGGCGGTCACGACGGCGGCGACCAACGCGGCAAGCTCGGCGATGACGGCAGCGGCGCAGACGCTGACGGCGGAGAGCGGCACGACCATCACGGAAACGTGGGTCGGCGGCATGGTGACGGGAATCGCCAACCAGAACCCGATCCTGACGCTGGGTGTGCAGACGCTCGGCGATAATGCGGTGACGACGGCGACCGATACCCTGACGGCGGACGCGGGCAAGACCGTTGCGAACAGCTTCATGGGCGGTATCTGCTCGGCGGTCGCTGTGGCGGGGCCGATCCTGAATGTGCAGATGCAGACGACGGCAGGCGATGCAGCCGCTAAGGCGGGCGCGGCACTGTCGTATACCCAAGGCTATGACATCGGCGTGAACATGGTGCGCGGCATCACTGCGGGCGTGCGAAGCACGTCGGGCGAGCTGTACAGCCAGATGGTGCAGATGGCGCGCACAGCGGTCAGTCGGACGAAGAGCGCGCTGCGCATCCATTCGCCCTCCGGCGTGTTTGCCGATGAGGTCGGCGCGTGGATTCCGGGCGGCATCGGAGAGGGCGTACTCAGCCGCGAGGACGACGCGCTGGGCCCGCTGGAAGAGGTGCGCGCGAGCATGGTGGATACCATGACTGGCGCGCTTTCCGGCATAGATACCGGCTGGCCGGATGCGCCATGGAATCCGGGCGGAGGCGGCGGACGAACTGTGACGGTGACCATCAACGTGACGGGCGACTGGCACGTCAGGAGCGAACAGGAGAAACAGGAGATCATTTCCGAGCTGGGCGAACGGGTCAGAGAGGAGCTGAGGGGGTTGTGATTGCACAGGGAGAAAGTCCGCTGTTTTCCTTCAACGGGAAACACTGCGACGATTTTGATGTGACGTTTCTGCCGTCCGCCTATCCGTTCATTCCGGCGCAGAGCATCCCGCAGACAAGCATCGGCGGGCGGCACGGCACGCTGCGCTGGAAGGGGCGGACGTTCAGCACCAAGCGGCTCAAGGGCAAACTCTATTTCCTGAATACATCGGGCGACGATACGCCCATCCCGACCGACGAGCTGCTCCGGCGCGCGAGCGATGTGACGGCGTGGCTCTGCGGGACGGACGGGCGCGGCAAGCTGATTCTGGACGCGCTGCCGGATCGGTATTTCATCGCGGAGGTCAGCGACGCTTCGTCGCTGACGGATGACGACTGGGCAAGCGGTGAGGCGGCAATCGCGTTCACCTGCCAGCCGTTCGCCTACGCCGTCAGCGAGGACGGCGTGACGGTTCAGACGAGCGCCAACGCGGCAAAAAGCGCGGCGCTCGGCGTTCAGGGGAACGCCGAAACCATGCTCGCGTTCCGTGTCACATGTGCATCCGGCACGATGAACACGGCGACGGTGGAAACGCCGA